AGTTTTCGGTGCTAAAGAGCGACCGAATTACCGGCACCGCGATGAAAATGCAACGGACTGACCCCGGTGGTGGGTACCACGTTTGGCATTCTGAACAAGGTAACGGCGATTTTGCAGAACGCGTATTGGTGTATATGCTATATCTAAATACGCTTACTCCAGAAGAAGCCGGAGAAACAGAGTTTTTATATCAACAACGACGCATCAGCCCGCAAGAAAATGTAATGGTGCTGTGGCCCGCCACTTTTACTCACGCACATCGTGGTAACACAGTGTTTGGTGACCGCAGTAAATACATTGTGACGGGTTGGTTTTACTACGAGTGAGGATTAAATGCCAGCAGGTACCCCAAAAATTGCTATGTTTGGTGGCGGTGGTGTTGCCGGGGGCTCCCAAACATTTAACACATCTGGGACGTGGACCGCGCCTTTAGGTGTTTCTAAAGTAAGTATCACCGGTCAAGGTGGTGCCGGTAACCCTGGCGCAGCAGGCAATCCTGGCTGTCGTGGCGGTGGTGGTAATGGAGGTTGTGGCGGGTGCAGTTATTCGTATTCATGGGACGGCAGCGAATATGTCCTCGTTTCTGGTCGTGGTAATGCGCCGGGGGGTGCAGGGGGTACGTGTAATGTCAACCCCAGTGGAAAAGGGACTACCGGGGCTGCGGGTACAAGCCCTGCTTCTTCTGGACTAGGCTATAACTTTCCGGGCGGCAATGCCGGTAACGGCGGAACGGGCGGCAACAAAGGCAATCCTGGGAATTCAGGTAACTCCGGTGCCGCCGGTGCGGCTTATTCAGGTGGCCCCTGTTGTGGGCAGTACAGCGGTTGCCGTGGTAATGCCGGAAACGTTGGTGGTGCTCCTGGCGGATGCAGGTGCGGTTCTCAAACCAGCGGCTTCGGTGGTGGTGGCGCGGGTACTGTAAACGCTGCCAGTGGAAGTTCTGGTGGAACTCCGGGTGGCGGTAAGGGCGGTAGCGGAGCCAACAGTTGTAGTAACGGTGATCCGGGTGGTAAGGGGACAGTTCTCGGTGGGGGTGGCGGCGGTGCTAGTGGTTCTTACAATGGTGAGTATGGTGGGGGCGGAGGCGGAGGCGGGGGCGGTGGACGCGGTAACGCCGGTAACCCCGGTACTTCTGGTAACGCCGGGGGCGCTGCGCCCGCAGCAACCACCTACAATTGTGTGAGTGTCACCGGAGGGTCTAATTACCCGATTACCGTTGGTGGGGCTGGCTCCGTAAAAATCTCATGGAACCCGCAATGACTGAAGAAGACGTATCACGCAAAAACGCTTTTCAAGAAGCGCAGAATCGTGCGCGTTCCGTTACTGTTGGTACGTGTTTTGGCGGTACCGCAGAGTTGGCTATGCGGCGTGGCGATGGGATTACCACGTTTGCCATACTGCAACCCGTAGAAGTTGTCGAGTTGATCCATCAACTGGCCGCAAATATCGGGTGTCATATCCACATTCAGCCACGCAGAGATTTTGCAAGTTGGCGTGATTGGAAATACACGGAAGAAGAACTGGCCCATTATCGTGGGGTTCAGCGCCTTCCGGGTGTTGGCCATCCGCCGCATTCAAACGATATGGCCCCTCACATAGAGGTGGGTGCAAAACTGCCCCCTCCTGAACAGCAGCCTGGACTTCAACCCGCCTTAATGGCAAGGAGTAGCGAAAATGAGCAAACTGTGGCAACTCAAAAAACTGTCGGACGGAAGCGCACTAAGCGAACCTCAACTGCTGCCTGAAAACTGGGGGCCAATCTTCGGCCTTCATGGCTTCATCGACCAGATCGGTGATCTGTCGTGGTTGGGCGAGCCCTACAACGATCAGGGATGGGTTGAGGTTGGCGATGCGCCTCCCGGCCCTGTACCTTCAACGGCAGCGCAACTTGCGTGGAATCGCGCAAAAGAAATGTTGGCTGCTTCTGATTGGTCCATGCTCCCCGATGTGCCCATGACGGCGGCAGAAAAGGACGCCTGGATTGAGTATCGCCGTGCCTTGCGAGATATTCGGTTGCAGCCTGATTTCCCCAACAATATCGTTTGGCCGCAGATACCAGACTGATGGATGCGTTTGTCCATAGGTCTAGGGGACTTACCTATGCGGTCATTGATGACCTGCATAGTGCGCAGGAACTCGCCGCTATAAATAAAGAAATCTTAGACCTGCACCGTTTTTCTTTGGGTGCAAAACATACTGAGGCTGCAACAGACAAAAACGGAAACTCGCTCAAAACAAGTAAAGGGGTTTTTCTAGACTTTTTATACACAGATCGTAGTTGCTCTGCAATACTACAGGCAAACAAAAAATTGTTCTTTGCCCCTTTTGTTGCGGCGCTTTCCGAACAAGATGTCTTTTTCTACCACATCTTGAAGTCTACCCAAGATACTACTTTGCTTAATTATTATGCAGACGGAGAGCAGTATTTAGCCCATCGAGATGATGCCATCATTACTTGTGTATCTTTCTTTAGCATTGGGGAGTTTTCTGGCGGTGATCTTGTTTTTGATGCGCACGATGCGCGTGTGGAGTTCAAGCCCAATAGGTGTGTGCTATTCCCTGGGTGTGCGCTCCACAGCGCCGAGCCAATAAAAGCGGAACCGGGAAACTTTAGAGTTACTGTAGCGACGTTTATAAACTACAAGCATTAGATGCGCAAATATACGATCCGGTTTAATAAGTCTCGCGGACAACCGGGTCGTGGGTCCATGTTGCATGTGTGGCGGGTATTTGAGGACGGGCAAGAGATTTTGGCAAAGCATGTTCGCATAGAGACGCGGTCATGGACAGAGTTAGACGCAAACGGGCAGGACTACAACATTGCTTGCCAAGGTCGTATGATGTTCTTTGAAGACACAGACACGGTGGTAATCCTTGAATAGAACTTGCGACGGGTGTGCGGAATGCTGCAAAGGGTGGTTGCATGGCAGCGCAATGGGGCATCGTTTCTATCCCGGACAGCCGTGTTACTTCCTTCAACAAACTTGTGCCATCTACGAAAACCGCCCTATCGACCCTTGCAAAAACTACAAGTGCCATTGGCTTGCGTCTGATGATCTGCCCATGTGGATGCGTCCTGACATGTCGAACGCTTTGATCACACGCCGTCAACATGAGAACTTGGAGTTCTTTGAAGTTACCGAGTGCGGTAAAAAGATGGATGCGTCCGTTCTGTCGTGGCTCGTGATCTGGGCGCTCAACAACGGCAAGAACCTCAAATACCAGATTGCCGGTGGGTGGAACAGGATTGGTACCAAAGAGTTCATGGAAGCACAACTGTGATGGAAGAATCAGTTGAAGTCCGCGTGGCGGTGCATGAAGCAGTCTGCGCTCAACGATACGAGGCGATTGAGAAGCGCCTTGACGATGGCAGCAAGCGGATGAGCCGCATCGAAATTTGGCTGTACATCACGCTAGGCGCGGTCCTGCTCGGCCCCGGCGCGATGGCAGATGTCGTGAAGAAACTTCTGGGGTTATGACATGGCATGGTCAGATGTTCTCAAAGCGGTCATCCCTATCGTAGTGGCTGCGCTTGCTTGGCTGCTGGGACAGGTTGCATCCTTCTCCGAGCGTCTGACCAAGATCGAGGGGCAGATGCCTGCCCTCATCACCAAGGAGGGTGTCCCAACTGACAGCCCAATCAGTGCAGAACGCAGGGCGATCCTGAAAGAGCAACTGATGACGCACATTAACGACCTTCAGGTCAAGGTCAGGCTGCTTGAAGAGCGCGAGCGCATTGCCAAGGGGAACAAGTAGTGTATGGAACCCATCACCGGCATCCTCGCAGCAGTATCGGCAGCAAACGCTGCCTTTGGTGCCGTTAAGAAACTCGTTGCCACGGGCCGCGAGATTCAAGACGTTGCCGGTCAGATCGGCAAGTGGTACGGCGCCTTCGGGGACTTCAACCGCCTAGCCACTGAGAAGGCCAACAAGAAGCCCTCGGTCTTCAAGCGCCTGTTGCACGACGACAGCATTGAGCAGGAAGCCTTGCAGATCACGATGCATAAGCAGGCGTTGATCAAACAAGAGTACGAACTGAAGATTCTGATCGTCGCCCACTATGGTGAAAGCGTCTACAACGAAATGATCATGGAGCGCATCCGGCTGAAGAAGGAGCGCGAGAAGAAGGAGCGTGAGCACCGCCTGCGGCAGCAGGAGTTCATGCTCAACGCCAAGTACGGGGCGGGCATCGCCTTTGTAGCCGCCGCCCTGATCGCGGTGGGTTACTACTTAATCGACAAGGTACAGCAATGAGTTTCAGGAAGCCGCCGGAAGGCGCAAGCCGTTCAGAGAGGGAGGCCCATGTCAAGGCTCTTGCTGCGGTTTCTATTAGCCTGCTTGCTCTACTCCTT